GGTCTAGACCAACTATGGGGAATGGGATAGGTGGGCAACCAAATCAACAAATAGAAAATAACAATAATGTCCACCCAACGGTTAAGCCTACCGACCTCATGCGTTATCTCTGTCGTATGGTCACACCACCAGGCGGTACAGTCCTTGATCCATTCATGGGGTCAGGGAGTACAGGCAAAGCAGCGGCACTAGAAGGCTTCAGCTTCATCGGTATTGAGCGAGAGCCAGAGTACATGGAGATCGCCAAGGCCAGAATAGCAGCAGTACCACAGGCGTTGTTATGACGAAGATAAACGTCTTCAGTCCTGGTGGGCCTCACAGCAAACAACTTGAGGTACTCAACGATCCTGCACGCTTCAAGATTCTCCGAGCTGGGCGTAAGTTCAGGAAGACATCGCTTGGCATTTCTTGGCTGGCTGAACAGGCATTGCTTACCGGCCTTACTTGCCCGTACATCGCACCAAACCGTATCCAAGCCAAGAACATCGCCTGGCGTGACCATGTAGCACGGTTGCTGGACGAACTGAAGACCAAGAACGTACCGCACAAGGTAAACGAGACGGAACTGTCTATCACCTTCCCTAACGGCGGACGTATCCAGCTGATGGGCGTTGAGAACAAAGAAGCGTTACGCGGCATCTCCAACTGGGGTGCCGTCTTTTGTGATGAGACGGACGACTGGGAAGAAGATATCTGGCCGACCATCATCCGCCCCAACCTAATCGTGCATAAGGCTCCTGCCATCGTCGCTGGTACGCCCAAGGGTATGCGTATTCTGTACAAGATGGCGCAACAGCCTGAGTTCAAGGAGTTCCACTACAAGAGCCACGACAACCCTGACCTAGACCCAGAAGAACTAGACGCCTTAGTCAAAGAGTATCAAGCGATGGGAGAGGACTATTATGCCCAGGAAATCCTTGCGGAATACGTCAAGCCGGTTGGACTCGTCTACAAGGAATGGGATTTATCGCACTACAAATCCTTCGAGTATGATCCGTCTTTACCGCTCCATATTGCTATGGATTTTGGAGTTAACGATCCGACTTCACTGGTCTGGATACAACCATCTTCCACAGAAGTTAGAATCTTGGATTATTACGAAGCTACTGACGCCAGTATCGAACACTATGTGTCAGTTATACGATCTAAGCCCTATAAGCAGCCCGACCTCGTATGTGGAGACCCTGCTGGGAAAGCAAGATCACTCACGACAGGAACTAGCCCAATTGAGATTTTGGCGTCTAAGGGCATCCACGTTAGAACTACAGACGGCGTTAAAATACCTGACCAAATTAGAAAAGCGCATACGTTCGTATCTCGCCTCTGGGTCAACTCGGAGAAAGCAGAACGATTCAGAGACTGCCTCCTAAACTACCGCTATCCCACGATGGGCGTGGAAAAGCGCTCCAAGCTCAACCAAGAGAACGAGATACCGATCCACGACCAGTTCAGCCACGCAATGCGGGCGTTTGAATACTGGTGCGTGAACTACTCCGACACTGCCGGTGATCCCATCGTGTTACCAGAATACAAACCAACATTTAGTCGCACAGGCTACTAGGAGACTATGACGAAGAAAGTACTACTGACAGGAGTAGCGGGCTTCATCGGGAGCCACATGCTCGACCACCTGCTGGTCAATACGAACTGGCATGTTATCGGCGTGGCATCGTTCATGCACAAAGGGAAGCCAGAGCGAGTGTTCGACTCCAAACACTTCCAGGAGCATCGGGATCGTGTCGAGATTATGACGCACGACCTCCGACATCCGTTCAGCGACAAGGAGCTAGAACGACTCAAAGGAGTGGATTACATCATCAACGTCGCATCGGAAAGCCACGTCGATCGGTCACTCGTAGAGCCTCGTGCCTTCATTCTGAACAACGTGGAGTTGATGCTGACGATGCTCGAAGCAGCACGGGTGATTAAGCCGCAGAAGTTCATCCAGGTATCCACTGACGAGGTATACGGCCCTGCTGAAGACGGATACGCCCACAAAGAAGGCGAACCGCATCGTCCAAGCAATCCCTATTCTGCAAGTAAAGCAGCCCAGGAAGACATCTGCTATGCGTACTGGCGGTCATTCGGTGTGCCAATTATCCAAACCAACACGATGAACAACATCGGGGAAAGGCAAGATGCTGAGAAGTTTGTGCCTATGGTTATCCGAAAGGTGCTTGCAGGCGAGCAAGTGGTTATCCATGGCAGCCATGGGAATATCGGATCGAGATATTACCTGCACGCCAGGAATCATGCTGACGCAATCCTCCACCTACTACGGATGGTCACTCCGGTACCGTATGGATCAGGAGAAATGGCGAGATTTAACGTGGTTGGAGAGAAAGAGATTGACAATCTGGCTATGGCGGAACTTGTTGCATCGTTCGTTGGCAAAGAGCTTGATTATCGTCTCGAAGACTTCCATAAAACCAGGCCAGGTCACGATAGACGCTACGCTCTCGATGGAGCGAAGATCCAAGAGACCGGCTGGCAACAACCGTTCTCGCTCGAAGAAAGCCTGAAAAAGACCGTTGAATGGGAACTGGAGCGTCTATGTTGAAAGTCTGCATCACCGGAGGTGCCGGTTCGCTGGGCCGTGCCTTCGTCAAGTACCTGGTAGAAGACCACGAGCTGGTCATCGTGGACAGCAACGAGTGGGCGGTAGCCGAACTACAACAGCAATATCCTGACATGACGATTCACCTCATGGACTTCGCGGATTACGACTTCCATGACGCGCCGGATATCTTGATCCACCTCGCAGCCTACAAACACGTCAACCTAGGAGAAACGAATGTCGCCTCGTTCGTCACGAACAACGTCACGAAAACCCAGGAACTCTTCCGCAAAGCCAAAGAAATGGCAACCAAAATCCTCTTCGTCTCAACCGACAAGGCAGTCGAACCGATCTCACTCTACGGATTCACCAAAGCGATTGGAGAAAGACTGGCTACGCACTTTCATGGCTCGGTGGCACGCCTTGGCAACATCATGGCGAGTTCGGGATCGGTCATCCCAACATGGGAAGCGGCTATTGCAGAGCGACGACCGTTGGTAGTCACCGATCCGAACATGACGCGCTATATGATCAGTGCCGAGGATGCCGTCGACCAGATATGGCGGCAGTTCAACCAAGGCAAGAAGCTGATCATTCCCGAAATGGGCGATCCGAAACCGCTCATGTCCATCGTGCAAGACATATTACGCAAACATAACTACCCATCAGTGGAGGCATATGAACCAGGTATACACGTTATCGGCCGCAGACCAGGCGAGAAACTACATGAACAGCTCGATTGGCCCAGTGAGCGAGCCTAAGATGCGGATACTCATCACCGGAGACAAGGGGTTTGTCGGTACTGAAACCAAGAAGTACATCGCCCAGGTGGCTGACGTCGACGTCATCGGTTACGACATCATGGACACGGCGGATATCCGAGACTACGACCAGCTTGAGCGGGTGGTAGAGGCAACACAACCCCACAGGGTGCTACACCTCGCTGCAATCGCACGGTTCGCCGATGCCGATGCAAACCCCGTCTTGGCCCATGAAACGAACGTAGTGGGCACACAGAACGTCGTAGAGGTATGTAAGAAGTACAACATCCCGCTGGTCTACGCATCGACTGGTTCAGCGTACATGCCCATCGAACTCGAGCCGCCGATCAAAGAGACGTTCCCTGTCCGCGGTAACAGCGTCTACGGCTGCACCAAGGCGTTAGGCGAAAAGTACGTCCAGGAGCATACGCCGCACATCATCCTGCGCTATGGCCACCTATACGGCAAAGAGAAGCGTCACCACGGCCTGATCGGTGGCTTCATGGATCGGATCAAGAGAGGCATGGATCCTATTCTCTATGGTGGCAAGCAGAGTAATGATTTCTGCTATATCAAGGATGTCGCCCGCGCCAACTGGATCGCGCTGACTGCTCCTTGGGATAAGTGGAACCAGGCGTACAACGTCGGCAGCGGTGAAGAGTTGAGCGCAGAAGAAGCCGGAAAGCTGATCTGCAAGGTCGCTGGGTACGACGGCAAGATTGAGAAGCGGCAAGGGCGCACAGTCGACGCGTCACGGTTCGTGTACGACATGACGAAGAGCAAGACCATGCTCGGTTTTGAGGCGGAGTACAGCTTCGAGGATGGTCTTCGGGATATGTTCTCGTGAGAAAAACGATCCACATTGCCGGAGCAGGCGGCCCGGCCGGTATTGGCTTCACGCGCTGCATCAAGGGCGTGTACGACGTCCAAGGGCATGACGGTTCACCGTGGGGCGAGGCGGTCATGGAGTGCGAGCCAGAGAATATCGGAATGCTGAACTGCGATATGGTCGTACCTATCGCGGACAAGCTGGTCGCAAAGTACGCGGACTGTGACCTGTGTTTCTTGCCACCGAAGGAAGTAATCGAGCGCTGCCAAGACAAGGCGACGACAGCCAAGCTGCTCGGGAACCTTGCTCCCAAGACGTACTGGGTACGGGATACGCAAGGGGCAGGCGGCAAAGGGGCGCAGATGTGCTCCGAGTACCTACCAGGCGATAACTACTCCGTCGAGGTGATCTACAACCACGGCAAGTTCAAAGCCTCGTTTATGAAGAAACGGTTAAGTTACCGCGTCGGGTCGGTCGACCACAACGTCACTGGTATCGGTACGAGCGCGGTGAGTATCTGCGTCTGGGATGAAGCGATCCACCAGATCGCCTTGGACGCTATCGACAGGGTGAGCGAAGGCCACACCAAGCATGGAATCTACGGCGTCGACCTGAAAGAGAACGAGGAAGGCGAGGTACGGGTCACAGAGATCAACCCGGGAAGGTTCATGACGGCTTCCTACGCGTTCTACCCGTTGTACAACCTGCCGCTCCTGGCCTGCCAGCTGTTCCTTGGAGAGCATCCGGCAAGCCTGGACAAGTATCCGCTCGGGTACACCGTGATCCGGCAGAACGATTGCCTGCCGAAACTCATGAAACCGAACAGCATCCAGTATCCGGCGAGGTGGTTATGACGATCCCGTTCAGCAAGGTCAGTATCGGAGAAGAAGAACAAGCAGCGGTAGCGAAAGTACTCGCATCGGGCTGGTTGGCAGCAGGGCCGGAGACAGAAGCGTTCGAGCAGGAGTTCGCCAGCTACATTGGCGTGCCGACAGATGACAACCTCGGCTTCATCGAGCGGCCATACTGCATCTTCACCAACTCATGTACGTCAGCATTGAAGATCGCGTACAACATCCTCAAAGAATACGGTTATGAGGGTATCTACTATCCTGACAACACATTTGTAGCTACATATAGCGCCGCAGCAGAACTAGGCCTTGACGTATGTCCAATCGGTGGCTATGATGGTGATATATGCCTAAGCCAAGACACACCTGCCCTAAATGCGGACAAGAGTTTGAAGACGAACACTATAGTACACGGAGAAAGTACTGCTCTTTATTCTGTTATCGAGAAGTCAGAAAAGGACAGAGGGTTTCTCCTGGAACCGAGTTCAGAAAAGGGGAACGTCCAAGTCCAGCGACTGAATTCAAAGCAATTCCAGGAATTCCGCACTCAAAACATCCCGACTATTGGAATCGGCATCAATGGGTTAAGAGGAAGTACGGGAGAGCGGCGGTATGTGATAAATGTGGGTCAACTAAAACAGTTGGTTGGTCTAACAAAAATCACAAATACTTCAAAGTCCGAAGGGATTGGCAACGGCTCTGCTCTCGATGCCATTACGAGTATGACCTCAAAAAAAATGGCGTTTACCAACGTTCATTACGGATCAGTTCGTGATGATAGTCCGTGTCTAGTTGAAGATTCAGCCCATAGAATAGAACCGAACGATCCATTAACTGGATTGATGCGCTGTTACTCATTCTATGCGACCAAAAACATGACCACAGGTAGTGGCGGAATGTTTGTGACCACTAGTAAGGAGATCTATGAGAGAGCCAGAACCTTCTGGAAAGATGGTCTGTCTACGAGTACCCACGAGCGACAAAGTGGTCGTGCTTGGGATTACGGAATTAAAGGATTGGTTAGCGGCTACGACGGCAACGATATCGCAGCAGCTATCGGACGCGTTCAACTCCGCAAACTACCTGGATTTACCCGACGTCGAAATCAGATCAGAGACGAATACAACGCTGCTCTTGGACAATCCTGGCAGGGAAACCATCTGTACCCTTACTTTGTCGACTCGACCGATCACGTCGGATCACTTATCGAGCATCTTAGAGAACAGGGAATCAGCGCCGGATACCACTACCCAGGAACAGGTTGGCTCGGTGTCTCGCTCCCTATCTACCCAGGATTGACAGACGATGAAGTGAGTTACGTCGTACAAGGGGTGCAATCGTGGAAACGACCTACGAAACAGTCAAAGTAACAACCGTAGAGATCAATGAGGATATCGTTGAAGACCGAGGGGCGACCTACCTCGACCACGATCCAGGAATCGTGGAACTACTTGGAATGATCGGCCACCTGCCATTGCGTGACCAGGTATATATGACGACGAACCTGCTGACCATATCTGGATTCAAGCAACGCGAGATCGCAGAAGTGCTCGGCGTAGCGTACAAAACATACCGGAACAGGCTGCTCACCATACGCAAGGACATGATACAGGAAAAGCTAGGATAATACGGGTAGACGATAGATTGGTATGCGTTGGCAGCAAAGACATTTGAACAACTCTACACGGATGCGCTTACCCAGGCTGACGAAACGGAAGGATCAAGTGCCTCTATTGCACGGTCTATCATTCAACGAGGGATTAACGAGTCATATTCAGAGGTAGCTGGTCTTCGTGATTGGCCGACACTCCAGAATACGACGACATTTAGCACAACTGCGAATACAAACGAGTATACTCCCGTTACCGCCTCATCAATCGTTTGCAGAATTCGTCGTGTTATCTCAATTATTGACGAAACAAATAAGAAATATATAACAGAAGAGAAGTTGGATCGTTTCAACCAGGTTTATCCATACGTTGACACAACCAACGATGTTGGAATTCCGAGTATCTGGTATGAGTCCGGGTACACGTCGGCTCGGGATATCAACATCAAGCTCTATAAAGTGCCAGATAGCACGTATACCATGCGAGCGTTCTTCTTCGAGGAGCCGCTTGAGCTATCCGCTGACGCCGATGTACCTCGTATTCCCGATCAATTCCACTACGGTCTCGAGTACAAAGGTCTTGCAAAGTACTACAACTACCAGAAAGACCTGATTACTGCCGGTCAGTACATGCAGCTTCATGAAGACTTCAAGCGGAAGATACTCTCCGCCGAAATTGGTTTCTCTGATGAGATGCCTGCAATCCAACCTCTGACCCAGAAGAACGGTGGGTACGTCATCGGGAAGATCGGACGAATCTACAACTAACATGGCGACTATCCCGACGCTCGAACACTTCTACGACCATAGGGATTTTGGCGGTGGCTACAACACTGCCGCTGCTGACATCCTTATCAAGGATAACCAGCTCTCAGGTGGGCAGAATGTTGAGACTACGAACATTGACGGTTCCTTGGTGAAGCGGAAGGGGCATACGCTCTACGGTAACTACCTCGGTTCCCACGCTCAGATCGCTGACCTGATGTTCCACGAGCCTCCTGGTGGTACAGCAGAGATGCTAGCTGTCTTCTACACGTCAGTAGTGCGGTATGTATCCGGTACGTGGACATCACTCACCAGCGTGACCATGACAGCCGGATTGAAGGCTGACCATGCGTACTTCCCGCTGACAGGAAAAACGTATATCACGAACGGTACTGATGCGGTGGTGAAATACACGTCTGGTGCTTCTGGAGACCAGACAGACTCCTCATTCAAGAAGGGCTACTACATCGTCCACTACAAGAACCGGCTGATCACAGCAAACCTGACCAGCCAGGCTGACTATGTGTGGTATACCGACCTTGGCGTAGACACGTTCTCATCCAATAACTACTTCCGAGTCGAGGGAGCTGTCACTGGATTGAAGGTTCTCAACGAGAAGCTGCTGATCTTTACCGCTCGGAAGATATATGTGCTACAAAACTTCACCTTCGATGGCGTGGCAGCAGGGCCAGAAGCAGTCATCCCATTGCCGGTTGAGTTTGGTGCTGTCTACCAGGAATCAGTAGCAAAGGTCGGAAATCTTGTTTACTTCCTTGGGCAATCTGCTGAAGGTGTCGCAGCGGTATACGTGACCGATGGACATAACGCGCGGATCATATCGACCGATATTGCTCCGGACATGGAGAACCTAGCACCAACGCAACTTATCTACTCGGCCGGTACGGAGTGGGGTCGGTTCTACCGCCTCTCTGTTGCTGTATCAGGAGACACGTACAACACGACTGAATACCTGTACGACACGATTGCTCGTGCATGGCAACCTCCTTATACGAGCGCGATCGGATCATGGGCGTGCTACACCAGCTCAATCACGAACGGGAAGATGGAACTATACGCTGGTAGTCAGCTTGATGGTCGGGTCTACAAGCTCAACCAAGTAGATTACGACGAGGCGATCGACCAATCTCTTACCTCCGGACAAGACACAAACAACGCCGTCGATGCCAACCCTGCGAAACGGATGGCACAGAGCTTCCAGCTGTCATCAAGCGCACCGAGGACGATGACTGTTACTGGAGTGTCTGTGCTCATGGACAAGAACGCTGGAACGACAACTGATCTGACGGTGCGGATCGAGACTGACAGCGGCGGCGTACCATCAGGAACACTCGCCGATGCGAACCTCACCGGAACAATCACGGCATTTACCAACGCCAGCCTCATCTGGAAGACGGTCAAGTTTACGAATGCAGCCGCGTTATCGTCAGGCACGACGTACTGGCTGGTCGTGAAGCATACCACGGAAGGATCAGGAAACTCTCAATACTACTGGACATCGGACGCATCATCCCCAGCGTATACCAAACCAAGCGCTGCCTACGCATCTGGTACGTGGACTGCCGACGCCAACGCAGCCATGCAGTTCGCTGTCTTCACTGAATCTCCCATCGAAGCCTACGCGGATACCAAGGCGTTCTATCTCGCGCCACAAGGCCAGCAGGCGCACCTGCGAGACATCCATGTGACTGCCGCAGCGTCCGGTGACTGGGACGTTCAGCTGGGCGTGAATAAAGGTCAATTTGAAGGATTTGATTACTATGACCTGAATGTTGCCAGTAATGGCCCGATCTTCGGGAGTACATTCACCTTTGGCTCATCTACTCTTGGTGGATACCGTCGAACGCAGAAACGAATCAGCGTCAACGGAAAGCGGGCAAAGACCTTCAAGTTCCGCTTCAGGAACCAATATGACAATGAACCGTTCACGATCTACGCATTCCGGGCAAGGTATCACATCTTGAATAAGTTTAAATAGGACATACTACGTGATTACCCATACGATTAATATGACGATGGAAGGCAGTAATGGCACAAATTAGCCCAGACTTATCAGGAATCGTTGACGGTGCGGTAGCCGACGCTGCTGACTTTACGACGCCGATTAATACGATCATTAACGAGATTAACGGCAACCTCGACAACTCAAACATCAAGTCAGGCGCTAACATTTCTGTTGCCAAGCTTGCTTCTTCATCGGTATGGGCGACATTCACACCATCGCCAACAGGATATTCAGGAACGCCCACAACAAACGTTGCCCGCTGGATGCAGGTTGGCAAGACTGTTTTTATTCACGTTGACATCAGTGGTACAAGTAACGCCAATTCCTTGACATTTACCTTACCGGCATCTGCTAAGAGTGGCATGCGGTATCCTATTCGCGCTACAGATAACGGTGGTACAGCGGTTGTTGGAGAGCTCGATACCACGACGTCATCAACGACTGCAACCTGCTACGCAACAATTGGATCAGCATCGTGGACAACATCAGGTACGAAACGTATCGAAGCGAACTTTTTCTACGAGGCTGCATAAATCATGGCTTCCTCGGTCTTAGAAGACCAGAATTACATTAATAAAATCAAGCAGCAAGCTGCCTCTATTTACGACCCACAACGAGATCTAGCATTGAATGCTATTGACCAGCAGAATGCTGGGTTAGACATTAACCAAAACGACATCACTAGGCAGTACGATACGCTTGGACAGAACCTCAAAGATCAAGCACTGAAGTCAAACCAAGCACTGGAAGAGAGACGAAATCAGCTCGGTTTGCTCCAGAGTGGTGGTACAGCAGCTGGCCTTGGTGATATCCAGAAGAACCTCAACACGAACCTCGCTAATGCCGAACAAGACAAGGCGTCACGGTTGGCGCAACTTGCTCTCCAGCGAGCTGGGTTAACTACGCAACGTGCACAGATACAGAGTACCTACACTCAGAGTCTAAACGATTACGTAAACAAGCTACTTGACTCTGAGCAGCAACGTCGAAATGACGAAGAAAAGTACAACCAACAGCTTCAACTCGCTCAACAGAAGGCGTATGCGAAATCATCTTCAAGTACCTCCAATTCTTACTCAAATACGGTAAAAACATCTAGTGGGAAGACGTTTAAAATCACTCCGACTGTCACGAATAACGTGTCAAAGATCCTCCAGGCAGTTCCGAGCGATAATAAGGACGCTACGGGCAATAACGACAATTACTTCTCACAGAACGAGCTAAACCAAGGCGTCCAGCGGGTCATGGCGACCTACGGCATTGATCAGAATACGGCAGAACAGCTTGTCCAGCAGTCGATTGATGCGAACGGCTACGTCGTACTGAACGACTGGAACAGCTACTCACCGCAAGAACAGCAGGCGATCCTCAACGGGACGTACTAGGAGGCGGTATGCAGTTCCGATCTGCACCGACCGCCGGTCAAGGGCAACAAGCCGCGCCGCAATCTAGCGGTACGTTCCGGTCTGCCCCTGGAGCGGTAAGATACCAGGCTCCTGCCCAGCCTGCACCGGCTCCAACGCCGCAACCGACGCCCTTCCAGAATGTCTTGAATGCATTAGGCAAGGTATCCAACGCCACCGGCAGCGCGGTATCGAAAGTCCCGCTGGTAGGCAACTACCTAACTTACCTTGGAAGCGGTTACGGACAAGCAGCGAAAAATTTCATACAGACCGGTAATCCGCTGACCCAGGCAGACGACAGCCAGGCGAGTACGGCTGATATCCTACGCCAATTCATAAAACCAAGCACGATGGGGTCGACCGTCAGCGGTCTCGCCCAGGGAGCTGCGAATAAAGTAGGCCAGGAAGCATCCTACGCAATTCATAATCCAGTCCAGGCCACTAAGAACGTCGGCAATACGCTGAAGGATATGTTTGCTGGTGGGTTGATAAATACCGGCCAGGACATCGTACAACGTGCCGTTGCACCGCAATACGCTGCTATTAACCAGGAGGCATCAGACCAACGCGCACAGCTTAATAATGCGCTGAATGCCAGGCTGTCTCAAACGACGGATAAGGATTTGCGAAAGAAGTTGATTGCATTGTCCAGCAAGATCAATTCCCAACCACCAGGAGTAAATCTCAACGATATATTGCCGACGCTTACGAAGACCAACAAACAGCTTCTAGGCGACACGTTGAGCGCCGGATTCAACGTCGGGACTGCCCTTATGGGCGGTGGCATACTCAAGAAGGGTACTGAGGCAGGACTTACTGGGTTGAAGGAGCTTCTTGGAAGGTCGGCCGGACAAGTAATCAAGGAGGCGATACCAGGAGCAGTAGAGCAGTCTGTCGTCGGTGCCGGACAGATGGGATCACAGGCGGCGAGCCAGAATGCCAGCAATGAAGATATCCTGAAATCGGCAGCAGAGGGCGCTATCACCTACCCGATCATGGGAGCCGGTCTCGAATTAGCAGGTAACGTAGCCGGTGCGGTAGGTTCGACGGTATTGGACAGGATGTTCCCCAAACTTACCGATTCGCAGATCACATCGTTGAACAAGATGCTGGCAGAAGCGAAAACTCCCGAGGAAAAATCTTCTGTTCTAGACCAAGCGGCAAAGATGAATGAGGGTTCAGTCAAGACGGCTCAGAATGAAAAGCCATTCTCGGTAAGTGGCCGACCAGAGGGAGCAAAGCCGGTTGAAACCTCAAAAACTCAAGTTCAAGAAACTAAGCCTATCGAGAATAAGTTAAATCCAGTTAATCCAGTAGAATCTCCAGTAAAAACAGAATCACCAGAACCAACCAAAATTGAACCGACAGGTGAAACAGTCAAAGTTCCCCGATCCCAAGTTCCTGTCGGTGGATCAGGTGAAACGAAAGTCAGCCGGTTGGCAGCCCGTGTATCAGAAAAACTCGGTGCTATTACGCCGGAGGAACGGGCAAAACTTCCTGAATACGAGGCGATGACGCACAAAGACCAGTTACAGAAGGCTGCGGCGTTCGTCGAACAGAATCCGAAAGACGCACTCGCCATACTCCGAGGGGATAAGCCAGCTCCAGAAGGCTTACTCCACGGCTCTATCTTCCTCGCAGCAGAGCAGAAGGCAATCGACAGTGGCGATGCCACCTTGATCCGTGACCTTGCCTCCCTACGCGCAACTAGAGCAGGACAAGAGCTATCTATCCTAGCTGCCCGTGATCCTAATAGCCCTGTGAAGTACCTGGATGAAGTGAAGCAGGCACGCTATGAGATCAAGGGCGGTGAGGAAAAGGTAAAGAAGCAAGTCAAACAGACGGTCAAGGAAGGAATGGACGTGATCAAGAAAGCAGCTCCGAAGAAAGCCGAGTGGTCAGCATTCCTCGATGAAATCAGGTGTAAGTAATGGCTACATTCTGCCTTGTACAACCCATCGCCGATAAGTTCAAAGCCGCGATCAAAGACGGCACGATCAACCCTGAAGACATGTCGAGCATGTCCAGCGAAGAACGTCACAAGATGCTGGCGGATATCGTCGGCAAAGATAACGCCACCCAGGTAAACGCGCTCTTCGAGTCAAAACTATTACTCAAGAACCAGCAGGCAGGAATGGTCGCCTGGGCGAAACGGATGCTGGATATGACGCCGGTACGCCGCCAAGACCTGATCTCTAAGATTGAACGACTTGACCATGTATTGAGCGAATCCGAAGCCAAGTCATTCCTTGGTGACCTTGCAGAAACTCGCCTCGGTGTGGATGTGACGCAGGAAGAAGCGAACAAGATCGCTGACCTGACGAAGAAGATGACCGACGCACAGAAATCTATCGAGAATGGTGGTGATCGGATGGCATACGGACGTGCTCGGGTTGAGCTAACGAACTACGTCAGCGATCTCAAGAATGAAGCCAGCCGAACAAAACTCAAGGACTTCATGGAACGTCCCTTCAACGCCGCGAAGAATGTAGTATCCGGTGTTGGAGGGTTTACCAAGTCACTCAAGGCGTCTCTGGATAACAGTGCGTTATTCCGCCAAGGATGGAAGGCAATGCTGACCGATCCTGAAGTCTGGGGTAAGAATGCGATGCAGTCGTTCAAAGATATCGCTGATTCATTCGGTGGCAAGGAAGTCCTAAACGAAGTCCACGCTGACATCCTTTCCCGACCGACGTACCAGAAGATGAAGGATGCACACCTCGCCGTAAGCGTAAAGGAAGAGGCATTCCCGACAAGCCTCCCAGAGAAAATCCCGTTGTTTGGCAGGGTATTCAAGGCATCGGAAGCAGCGTATACCGCATTCCTTGACCGGACACGAGCCGACATCTTCGACAAGTACCTACAGATTGCTGAAAAGACCGGCGTCAATACGCAAGACCCAGAACAGCTACGGGCAATCGGTAGGGTGGTGAACTCATTAACTGGCCGAGGCCATCTTGGCGGATTCGAGCAATCTGCGAATATGGTCAACAACATCTTTTTCTCAGCGAGGGACTTCAAGAGCCAGATCGACGTACTGACCGCCCACTCATTTGACAAGAACATGACACCATTTGCTCGCAAGAAAGCAGCAGAGAACCTTGTAAGGGTTATCGGTGGTACAGCAGTTGTTCTTGGTGTAGCTAACGCGGTCAGGCCAGGCAGCGTTGAGTGGGATCCACGGAGTTCAGACTTCGGGAAGATTAAGATTGGCAACACCAGATTCAATATCGCTGGTGGTATGGGTTCGGTTATCACACTGGCAGCAAGACTTGTAACCGGAAAGTCAAAGAGCACATCGAGTGGTAGTACGTATGACATCAACCGCTGGACGGCTATCTTCGGTGATAAAGACAATCGCGGGTTTGTTGAGAATAAACTATCACCGACTGCTGGCTTAGTTGATGACCTGCTCCGGCAGCAGACATTTGACAAAGAAAAGCCGACAATCAAGGGAGAATTAAAGAACTTACTACTACCATTACCAGTACAAAACGCGATGGATCTCTACAAAGACCCGAACTCTGCCAACAAACTCTTGGCGATTATTGCTGATCGTCTTGGTATCGCTGTGAGTGACTACAAGCCGAAAGAAGCAAGTATCAGCTCCTTAATGAAGGCAGCCGCACAGGCAAAGATGACCGAGGCTGACAAGAAAAAGAACGCTGCTGCAGCTGCAAAGCGGAAGGCAACGCTCGACAAGAAGAAGGCAGACTTTGCGAAATCTATCGGTCGCTAGGTGGATCGTTCGATACGACTGATGATATAGCGTACCAAACGAGGAACAATTGTAGGGTAACTAGTAAGAAGTCTCTCATGCCCCACTTCTACTCCTATTGCTGCTAACTTGTCAAGTATCTAGGACACGCCACGAGAACGTCCTTACACTTAAAGGGACGATAGAAGGCGACCAGGTTGGCGTACAAGAAACAGGCTGATACAGAAGAAACCGGCGCGGAAGAAAAGAAAGAACCGAAGACGATTGAAGACCAGGAAGTTGTTTCCGAGGTTCTTGACGATTTCAAGCGTTCTTGGAATGCGAAGCAGCCAAAAGAGCAACTATTCCGTGAGCTGTATCGCCGATACCGTGGCTACCTAGATTCTACCCAGGTCGTCGGTCGCTCCATGATCTTCATTCCAGAGGCATTCACCCTGATCGAGACGGTCGCCCCTCGGATGACCGCCAAGAAGCCTGCCCCGAAAGTACTGCCGCGCAATACGTCTACTACTTCTGAAGCCGATACTGCCGGGCAGATGCTTGATTACCAGTACGATGTCATGGGTTTGCAACGGAAGATCAAGATTTTTGACAAGCAACGCTTAGTCTACGGCACGACCTTCATGAAAATGGGCTGGGACGCAGACGCCAAACTCCCAACTGCCGATCCAGTGGACATTGCCGATATCTTCCCAGACCCAGAAAGCACCGACTACCAGGGAGGATTCATCATCCATCGGTACTACACTGAGCTGGAAGAACTCAAAGAGTCGAAGGTTAAGTACCAGAATCTCGACATGCTCGAAATGAAGGAACAGGCGACGAAACGCGACGACCAGATGCGCCAAGACCGCGATGCGATTCAAGGGATTCCATACGAGCCAAACCGGGGCGGGATCGAGTGCCTAGAACACTGGTGCATGGAAGATGGCGATATCATGGTGAAAACCATTGCCAATCGCTCAGTCTGTATCCGCAACGAAAAGAGCAAGCTGCCAATCAAGGAAATCCCCATCGTCGAGGCGTTCGACCAAGAAGTCATGTTCGAGAAGTGGGGCATCGGCGAAATCGAACCGATCCTCGACCTCCAAGACGAAGAGAACACCAAGCGGAACCAGCGCATCGACGAAGTAAACCTGTCGATCCATAACATGTGGGTGGTCTCGAAGATGGCCGGCATCGACTACCAGACCATCGTGAGCAAGCCGGGCGGCATGATCCTCGCCAACGATATCAACGGCATCAAGGCGCTGGAGAAGCAGAACGTCACCCAGGACTCGATCCAAGAGATCAACATGATCAAGGAAGACATCCGCGGCGCGACGGGTGTCAACGACTACGTCCGCGGAAACGAGACCGGCAGCGATACCGCGTCCGAGGTGAACACCAAGACACAGGAAGCCAACGTCCGGTTCGCGGAAAAGGTGAACAACCTGGAAATCGCCCTCAAGCGTATCTTCCGCTGGATGCACGCGCTGACCGCCGCCTTTGGAGACGACCAGATGGTGATCCGTGTCACCGGCAAGTACGGCGTCGAGATGAAGCAGATCAACCGCAAGGATATCGACAAGGAGTTCGACTTCGACATCGAGGTCGGATCGAGCCTGCCGAGCAATCCTGAGCTTCGCCGCCAACAGCTACGCGAGCTGACCCAGGTGCTCCTGCCAGTTCTCCAGAACCCGCAAGGCGTACCGGACGGCATCCGCGAGCTGCTCCGCACCCTGATCCAGTCCTACGACCTCAAGAATACCGATGAGATCCTGCAAGGCAACCAGCATCCGGCCGTCAACCAGACGATGGCGCACCTGTCACCGGATGAACTGCAAGGCGCGAATCCGCAGCTCGTAGAGAACGAGATCAAACGCCACCTGATGGCCGCAGGCGCGTTGAATGGACAGGGCGGACTGACACCACCTCCACAGGATCAGATGGCACCACAGGGCATGCCAGCGGCTCCGCAGGGCGCTCCCACGCCGCCCCAACCAGGGATGCAGGGTGGGACACAAATGCCCGCGGTCAATACGATTAGGTAAGAGATGCAATTCTTGAACCTCGACACCAATCCAGACGAAAAGAAGAAAGCTGATTTAGAAGAGCGAATTGAGCAGGGCGACGCCATAGAAAAGATGGTCAAGTCGAAGGGATGGGGATTGCTGAATACGCTCCTCAATGAACAGCTCGAAGCCTACAAAGCGGAGATGCTGATCGGCTGCGCGTCGTGGGACGACTACCAGGAGAAGCGTGGCAAAGCCTGGGGTATCCGTCTCTTGCTGGCTGACATCGAGGATTACATCAAACGGGGAAAGACCGCACAGGAAGAACTGGACAAACTTAGTTCCTGATAGCTGTCAGTGTCGGGCCATAGCCCAAGGGTAATCGTCGCCCTCTCATAATCACACTGGCAGCCATGAGGCACTAAACCTCAAGTATCCAACGAGTACGAACCCTGCGTTAGTGGGCGTAAGGAGAACGATATGGCTGAAGAGCCTCAGGATGTAGCACCGGCAGAGGAAACTGCCCCGGAGTCATCCACCGAAGAACAAACCCAAGCGACGGAAGAGGTCGCAACAGAACCAGTCGATGAGTCTGGTGTCCCCTTAAAAAACAGGATGGCTGAGCTTGAACGAAAGTCCAAGCAACGCATCAGCCAGCTTGAAGCGCAGAACGCACTATTGTCCGGCGCAACAAGCAACACCACTCAAGACATGACTGAGGACGAAGCAGTGAAGGCGGTAGAGAATATCGCCGACGCACGGGTACGCAAGGCTATGGAACCGCTCCTAGCCAAGCAGTTCTTACTCGAACACCCCGACGCTGCGGAAATGATTGACGACATCAATCGTATCCGGTCTCAACGTTCTCATCTCGCAGGTGTCGAACACTTGGAAGACGCATACAAGATCGCCAAAGCTGAAAAGCAAGACGAACTGATACGTCAACAGGTCGAGGCAGAGCTGCGCGACAAGCAAGTGAGACAACAAGCGGCAAGCCAATCAACTGCTGAAGGTGTCGGCAAGGTCAAGGGATCATCCAAAGAAGTAGACCTCGCAACTCGTATTGCGAACGCGAAATCAATGGAAGAACTCGAAGCCCTTGGCGCATCTATCAGCGCATAGCAACTAAGGACTTCCAATGGCATACATTGGTAACGAGACTACAAACCTCGATATTACAGTCCGAGCGTACTATGACAAGTTGGCTCTGATGACGCTCCAGAACAACTGTGTTCTTGAGCAGTTCGCAGAGAAAAAGCCACTTCCTGCGCATTCGGGTAAGACCATTTACTGGAATCGCTACTCGAACTTCTCGGAAGTGACCGGCACACTTACTGAAGGTGTACCGCCCACTGTCATTCAACTCTCGGCAGTCAACGTCTCCGCGACGCTGATTCAACAGGGTTTCGTCACTGAGATTTCTGATCTCCTTGACATGACCAACATCACTGACAACGGCAAGGCTGCTGTTGAACGACTTGCGGAACTCGCAGGCCGCTCGATGGATAGCTATATGCGCCGCGAACTGTATAACACGACACTGAACTCGACCATTCCGATTTCAGCCAACGTGTTCAACCAGTTCGGTGATGGCAGCTATGGAAACACGTCAGCCATGCCTTCGACCTCTGGCCGGATGTCGGCTGCCGTTATCCGTGCTGCTGCGACCAAGCTCCGCGTGAACAACGTTAAGCCGCTGCAAGGCGAAGATTTCATCCTCGTGATGAATCCCCAGTCTGCGGCACGGCTCCGCGCTGATTCAACCTGGATCAACGCGAACCAGTATAGCGGTGTCTACGCTGACAAGATCTTCCGCGGCGAAGCCGGCCGGATCGAGGGCGCTCGCGTCATCGAATCGACCCAGATTCCGTTCTTCGCTTCATCGACCGCTGGCAACGTGTTCGTCTCGACCTCGGACGTTTCTGTCTACTTCTCATTGCTGCTCGGCAAGGGAGCTCTGGGTATGACCGAAATGAACGGTGGTTTGCAGACCTACACCGTCACGGGCGCTGACAAGAGCGATCCGCTGAACCAGAAGACACAATACGGCTGGAAAGTCACCTATGTCCCCAAGACATTGAACTACTCCTGCGGCGTTGTGAGCGCATCAACCGACTAACCTCGCTTGGTGCTCTCCTGCCCTCTACGGAGGGTAGGGAATACCAAAGGAGAAAAAGACGATGACTTTAAAGACGATTAGTCCGACGGTAATAGTCAAGACGAGAGTAATGCTTTCGGCAAAGTCCCCTGCCGACTACCTTTCCATTGCATTGGGTAGCCAGACATACTCCCCGTTTCTTGGGGGCATTTTTAGATATGTCAAAAATATCCTTAAACTTGTCGAGATCATTTTGCTTATGCTCGGATCTATGTTCGGACTGCGAAACAAGTTTAAGGTTCTCAATACGGTTATCGAGTTTATTGCCGTTGATGTGATGAACGACCTCTTTAGGAAATGGCAACAGCTTTCTACCAAGATACTTCTCCATAACGAGGCGGTGTTCAAAGGATCGTTTTTTTCTCTCGACAGTAATTCTTTTATATCCCCAACGATTAAGGCCACCGCTACCTTTCTTTTTCCAAAACTCGGTGTACTCGAAAGACCCGTTCCTCTTATACCTAGACCAACAATTGATACAGTAGCCGACTCCTCCGACAAGTTGCTTACCAGACTTGCTGTACTTAATGGGTTCTTTACACCAATCACAAATAGTTGTTTTCATGCTTCAATCTTAACAAAGGGGAACATATAATGCAAGATAAGAAATTTAGTATCGTCTGTCCCCTCTACAAAGAGGGGTACAAGACACTCGACACGTTCGTCATGCACCTCAAGGAGCAAGACTACAAGAACTTCGAGGTCATTTTCGTTCTCAACTCGCCGGACGACAAAGCCAAGTCGTTCATCACGAACAAGCACAAGCTACGGATAGGAAAGATCAAGTGGTCGTACCTTGATGCCGGATACGATGAGACGTTAGGCAACGGAAACCACTGCCGTGCCTTCAATGTCGGTGCTGCGGCTGCTAATGCAGATTACCTGCTGTTCCTCGACCCGGACGTGTACCTGCTCCCAGGGATTCTCCGCGAGTACAAGGACGCCTTCGACCAGCACCCAGACGTGCAGTTCGTGTACGGAGACTACGACTTCACCGGCGACGTCGGACGTATCCCAGGGAGAACGTATTCCGAATACGAGCTGCGGTGCGGTAACTACATCTCCGGTGGTTTCCCTGTACGCAGAGAAGCGTTTAAGGGTTGGGATGAGAACCTGAAATCACTCCAAGACTGGGATATGTGGCTCTCGGTCGTCGATGCTGGCGGCAAAGGGTTCTACATCGGCCGCCCATGTTTCCGCACCGACCCGACGCAAGGCGAAGGCATCTCGAAGTACACCGTCGACCACTGGCTCAAGATGTACAAGAAGGTGCGTGAGAAACACGGCTTCCCTGTCTCGGATACGGTCGTCACCTCGCTCGGCGCTCCGATGCACGCCACGAACGCTGCCAAACACCTCGGCGCTGACTCTCGCGTGGACATCAATATCTTCCATGTCAAGCCGCACACCTACAAGAATCTGTACGTTCTCGGATTCTACCCGAAGGGGTGGCAAGGCCATATGAGCCTGTTCTACGAAGGCGGGCAGTTGCGTGACGGCACGTTGGCTGGCAAGAAACGGATCATCCATTGGATCGGCACAGATATCTTCCAGATGCAGCATGACCTCTCATTCACGGCTTGGAAGAACATCCAGATGATGCTCAATGACAAGGAACTCGGCTTCACCCACCTGTGCGAGTTCAAACAGACGCAAGACGAACTGGCCGAACTCGGGATCAGGGCGGATATCGTGCCGCTCCCTCCGGAAAAGATGCACAACCTGATGCCGTTACCGGAAGAGTTCACCGTCGGCGTCTACGTCAACCCGACGCAAGACATGTACTTCGAGGAATTCATGTATACCGTGGCCGAAGCCATGCCGGACGTGAAGTTCAAGTTCTTCGGCAACAAGCACATGAAGAATAAGGTCGAAGACAATAAGGAATGGGTTGGCTGGGTAGATATGGCGGACTTCCTGCCGACAATCTCGGCCCTGGTACGGATCACGAGGCACGACGGCCTACCACTTGGCCCTATTGAGGCGATGCAAGCCGGTCGCAACGTACTTGCCAGCGTACCGCTCAAACACGCGCTCCAGACCAAGGTGAACGGAGACGAACCGGACTTGGACGACGTGGTAGCAAAGATCAGACAGATGCAGGATATGGGATTGAATGAAGATGGTAGCGCCTACTGGCGGCACGAGATGTCACCGGAACTCTACAAGAAACGGATGAGGAAGTACCTTGCCTAAGCACTCCGTTATCCTGAGGACGTGGAACAGGGCGGCATACCTGCCACGGGCGATCAACTCAATCCTTGCCCAGACAGAACAAGACTGGGAGTTGATCGTGGTGTCCGACGGTTGTACCGACTCGACGCCGAAACTCATGGAGTATTACTGCAAGAAAGACCCGAGGATCAAGTATTACCAGAAAGAACATACCGGCATCGCGGATACTGGTAATTTCGCCATAGAACGCGCTACAGGCGATTATATTTCCCAAGCCGACTCAGACGACATCCAACTACCTACGAAGCTTGAGATCGTCGCTGAGGGCCTTGCAGACGGTGCTGACTTCACCTACTCGGGGTATTACCACTGCAATCCGAAGGGCGAGCCGTGGGAGTACTGCCCGCCTCGTGAACTGACGCCGGAAAGCATCAAGGCGAATAACGCGATCTGTGGTACGACGATCAGCTATCCGAAGAAGACCTGGGAGAAGACACCGTACCGGAAAGAACTGGCGATCAATGACGACCTTGGGTTTGCTATCGACCTCTACAAAGCAGGTTATACCTACAAGATGGTCGACAAACCGTCATTCAAATACTGCCTGATGCGTACCAGCACCTCGTACCAGAAGAAAAAGCTCGTAGACAAGTCCACCGAACGGATGGCAAAGGAGATTGATGAGCTGGCGTGAGACCGAAGGATGGTTCGACGACGCGAACTATGAGCGGTTCAAGAAGCTAGAACTCCCCGAGAACCCGCTGATCGTCGAGTGCGGCACGTTCATGGGGAAGTCTACCCAGGTATTCAAGGAACTCTGGCCAACTGCCAGGATCGTCACCTGCGACCCGCATACGGTTCCAAATTGGCTGCCGAAGGACACAGTGTTCTTCAACGGCAGGGGAACCGGCATCAAACTCGGCCTGTCGATGGCGATCGACCTGCTATTCATCGACGACGATCACCAGTACGACACGATCAAGGAGAACTTCAACCACTTCCTGTCCATGGTAAAGCATGGCTCATACGTCGCCTTCCACGACTACATCTTCCCGACTGCTCCAGGTGTCAAGAAGTTCGTCGACGAATTAGGCGGCTGCGATATCGACACGAGCGGCGAATACGGCCTGGCGATCTGGACGCGGCCATGAGGAAGCTCAAGGTCTTCGGCGTCAGTAACCAGGATACCGGCGTCCAGTTCTACCGGATCAACCAGCCGCTCCGGTTCGTGGCCAAGCAGAAGCTCGCCAACGTCCATACGATCCCGTACTGGGGACAGCATAACCGTCACCTCACCACCCGTGAGTTCATGGAGTACTTCGCCCTCGAAGGGAAATGGGCGGACGTAGTGTTTTCGACGGCAGCGTCCGACAGGCACTACCTCGCATTGCTCTGGGGTATGAAAGAACGCTACGGGTTTAAACTGGTCATCGACGTGGACGACGACATCCTGGCGACCCATACCGAGCCGAACAATCCCGCCTATGCCGCGTACACGGACAAGGATGCCCGGTACACCGAGTATTTCCAGATGTGCGTTCACGAAGCAG